CGGAGTCGATAAGGTCACACAACCGCATCGTAAACGTGGGCATTAGTTCTTACTCCGTCCAGACATAAGATCGGCGGTTGACCCGCCAGGGTTAGGCGCGTCCATCGGGCCATCGGAGGACGACATAACCAGCTCGTCCTCATTCCACTCGACTTCAACGCTGAGCTTATATTTCTTGTTGATCTGTTCAACCGCATACTTACGCGCACCCATAGCAGAGTTGCGAGCGGCTGACACCTGTGCGTCGTTAGCGCCTACCTCGTCGGCCACGAGACGCTCGCGCTTGTCCTGGTTTGAGTTGTTGATCCCAAGAAAGGTCATCGTCTCATTCCAGATTTTTGCTTTCGCAAGCTGCAAGTTAATGACAAGGTCTTTGTCAATCTTCATATCAAAGAGCTTGATCTTGTCGTCAAGCGTGTTGCCCTGGAAAACGTCGGTGCCGAAAATGACCGGCTCACCCTCCTGAACCTGCCGCCACACATTCTGAAACGTCAACCGTTCGTTATCGTTCACTGCGAATAGAAACGGCTTACGCATCGCCTGCAAGTTAATTTCAATGGTGCGTTCTATCTCGGCAAGTTTCGTTGACTGTAGGAGCACCAAATCCCAATCGGGTACACGCATCGTGTTCGCCCAAATCGGTACACAGTCACGCCCGTTGATGTGTGCGGGCAGTTTGCCTGCCATGTTGTTGCCGCTGACCGTGAAACGGGTTGGGTTGTCGTACATGTTCCATGCACCAGCACCGGAACCACGCAACGCAAAGAACCGGTCAAAGTGTGCGTAATTGGGGCCGCGCGGATTTGATTTTTCATCCTCATGGAAGAATACGACGAGAGCGTGCCGGAACAGCTCGTACTCAAGGAAGCGTCGGTCGATTTCTTCGGGCAGGCCAGTCCACTTGAAACGGTTGGTGGCGAACTCTGTAAGAATTCGCATGTACATGGTTTCGTATAGCGCTTTGCGGTCGCGTGGCGCGTTGCCGCGAAACGGCCCATACAGGTACTCTTCAACGTGGTCCCGCTTGCGTCGGCTCACAGTGTGATTCCTGTCTTGGGTGCGTTGTCTGCCATGTCAATGTTGCCGATATCGGCGGCGTTGGCCCACACGGTAACACCCTTCTCAAAGATGCCGCGTATGGTCTGCCGGTACGTCTCAGGGCAAGAGCTGGACGTGATATAGGTTTCGCGGAGTTTCCAATAGGTGAACTTTTCCATGACCTGAAAATCTGACGGCATACGACCGAAACGGTTGATCGCGTAGCCGTATCGAAGCCAGAACTCACCAATTCCCACGTTCACCGCGTATTGCAACATCTTGACTTTGGCGAACAGTCCCCATTTGAGCATGGCAAGGTTGAACACGTCGCCGCCGAGCTGGCCCGCTGTTGTAGGTTGGATCAAACGAGCGTCTTGCACTTTCGCGTTAATACCAGCAATGGCGTTGGAATAGTCACCTTGCGCGGAAAACTGTGCATACGCAAAGTTTGTGTCCATGTTCTGTATGCCAGTGTTTTTGGTCAACGTGGCGTTACGGTTCACCTGACCCGATGCGATAGCCGCTGACTGTTCGATTTGGTTCTGTGCAATGGCAAGGTCTGCGGCCTGGTTGAGGATACCCAGCCCAGCGCCGGCAGCAGCGCCGGCAGGGCCACCACCAGCCGCGCCACGCATGACACCACCAGCGACCGCGTTAGCGCCTCCCAGCAGGGCACGTTGCCCCGCTACGGTGCGCGCTAGGTTCGCACTGTCCGTGATGGTCTGCGACGCGGACCCGGCCAAGTCCACACCCAGGTCAATCCCTCGGGCTGTGTTGCCCAGCGCTGTCTCCGCGCCGCGTAGTGCGCGCTGTTGTGACCAGTCGGCCGAGCTGTGTTGAAACGCGATGGAGTTACGGTTAGCCGCCATGTACGACAAGTAACCGTTGTTTACTACTGAGAATGTGGGTAGCTCGAAAATGCCGGTCATCATGTCGTACATTTCACCGCCATCATTCATGATGGAACCGTCAGCGGCAGCAACGTCTACAAAACCGGGGAGCGCGTTGTACTTGTACGGGATGAACACAATGCGCGGGTTGGGTTGACCCATGAACGCTTTTTGCAAAACCACAATGTCGTTGCCCACCATACACTCAGGCTTCAACACCAGCGGCGTTGCTGAGTAGGTTGTCAGCTCAACAGCAGTGTAAGGGTAGGTGAGAAACTTTTTCAGGTTCGCGTAACGACCCGTTAGCAGACCATCGCGCCAGTTTTGTGCCAGCCAAACCCGGTCGCGGAGGTTTTCGTTAGGGTCCAGCTCGGACACGATGACATTGTTCACCTGACCACTAGGACCACTGATCAGCCGTAGGAACGGTGGCGAGCCGGTCGTCCATGACAGTGACTCAGTGACCACGTTGGCGTTGACGGTTGCGCCGTAGCTCACAGCGGTGACTGAGACAATGCCCTGTGTGACCCATGGTTTGTCGGCCATGAACTTCATAAACGCCTGGAAATCGGCCATGGATGCGAATAGGTAAAGGTCACAGCCGTTGGGTACGTTGCCGTATGCGGAACCTTGCGCCATCGTCAGCACAGGTTTGTCTACCGTGCCGTATGGTCCGAAAAGGCTCGTGGTAGACATAACCATGATGGCGTTGGCCGTGGACGTGTCACGGTTGTCAACGAACGTGTAGTCATACGTTTTCTGAACAACATACTCATTGCCGATATCGAAACCCTCAGGGATGGTCAGATAGTCGCGCCCGTTGTTCTGAAAGTTGTTTTCGTTGGCAATGCCGATGTGTCCACGCTCAATATAACAGTTGCCGAACGTGATTTCATGGCAGAACGTCTGCCACACGTCAAGCTGGACGTAAATCTCTGTGGTGTTCGGTGCAAGATACCGAACGTCCGTCACAAAGTAATACAAGGTTTGCGCTGTCGCTTCGCTGATGCCGTACCCGTCACCGTGCCCGGTCACCGGCTGCGGGTTGTTCACCACGCGGAGATAGTTGAATGTGAATACCTGACCAAATGGAATGTTCAACCGGATCGGCATACCAACACGGCACTGTGTCATCTTGTCAATGCTGATTTTCGGACCAGCATTATTGTCAAGGTACGTGTTCAGGTCTGTTTTACTGGCGTAATGCACAATATCGCGATAGTCATTGTTCCATGGCACGTTACACAACGTGACCGTGGTCCCTGGCGTCCACGCTGCATACGAGAACGTTGAACCGAAACTGGCAATGCTCGGAAGATGACCAATCTCGTCAGTGGGGTAGGTACTCATTAGAACTTCACACCCACCGCGTTAAGCCGCGCACGAGTAGCAGGACCCACCACACCATCTTTCACAAGGTTAGACCGACCCTGAAAGTCCAGAATGACATTCTCCGTCTGTGTGCCAAACGAACCGTCCACCGTGAGATGTGAGTACGCAGGAAACACATGGTTCAAGCCGGCCTGTAGGGACCTCACCGCGTCACCCGACGACCCCATACGCAACACCGTGTCAGATGGTGCAACCTCCGGCACCAACACGCCGTGCCAGTACATAGCCCGCTGCGCGACACGCTGACCATATGAGCTGTTGCCGTTGTACTTCGTCCCAGCAGCGGCAATGCTCGCGGCACCGTAATTACCTGCGAGGTACCCGGCAATGAGCTTGAAACCATACAGGAAATTGTCAGCGGGAACCCACAACCGTAGACCCTTGTTTGCGGCATCGGTGAGGAAACCGGGCCACGTTATCTGCATCGGCCCAACACCGTTTGATGCGTGATGCTGGTTAATCACCAAACTGTAAAACTGACCATAGTTCACACTGGTCACCACACCGGCACCGGAGAATGTTCCTCCCGCGTCGTGCCCATACACGTTGGCGCCGTGCGACTCCGCTTCGACGAAAGCGGCAGCCACCCACAACGGCAAACCCACTTTCTGCGCGGCCGAAATGAGGTCGCCCACGTTCTGAAAACCGTTACTGGTGAGAACCTGCGAATTAGTCGGCATAACGTTTCCTCTCAGGAATAAGTCTGTTGGGAACACAATAACACCGCCCCCACCGGAATTGGTGGGGGCGGTGTCATCTGTGGGGAGGAAACGTCAACCGACCCACAAGCTCGCAGGGACTAGACGAACGTGACGTTGAACGTGTAGTCCACAGCGGCACCGACACCGTTGTCCACGGAAACCACAATGGTCGAGTGGGTGGCGTCGACCTTTGTGACCGTAACGTCCGTGTTGGCCGAACCGATGGTGTTCGGGATGATGCCGGACTTTGCCAGGGACGTGCCAGCCGGGAGGCTGACTGCGTAGGTGAACGTTGCCGGGGCGACACCGGACACCGGCTCACCAGCGATGGACAGCCCTGCCAGACCACCACCCTGCTCGGGCCACGCGGACACCGGGCCACCCGTAACGGTCACGTCAAGCTGAGCGGTCAGCGGGTCGAGACGCGGGTTGTCAGGATCGACAGCCGCACTGGTCGCGGTGACATGCAGCACGGTTGCCGTCTCGTCTGCTGCGACGTGCAGCACACCAGCCTGGCTGATGAACGTGCGCGGGTTGGTCGACCCGGTAACACTCCACTGCACAGCCGTGGTGCCTCCCGCGTTCGTGGCCGTCGCCAGCAGGGCGATTGCACCATCGGTGGCAACGCTCGTCGGGACGGTGCCGTCAATGGCTTCGATGGTCACAGCGCTGATCCCGGTCACCTTGTCACTCACGAGAATCACCTCATCATCCGCACCTGTGGTGAACATGACCGCTGGCACGAACCGGCTGGCGGAAATGACCTCGTGGTGGTGCAAGAAATAGTTGTTGTGAAGGTTCGCAGGGTTCCACTGAGACGTGCTCTCAAACAGCGTGTCCGCGATGATGAAAAACTCATCCGTGGTCATAATCGCCTGACAGCCACTCATCCCGAACGCGGACTGTGGCAGCTCGACAATCTTGCCGTACATCTGCGCACGGTCAATGTTGAAAGCGCCAGCCAACGCCTCAACGTCAATACCGGCGTTGAACTCCGGCGTGACGAATAGCAGCAGGTCCTCCGGCTTTGCGGAAACCGGCATCTTCGCGGCGTTGTACTGCGTCGAGAGGAACCGGAGGTTTCCGGCCATGGCACGCATCTTCCGGAGCGCCATCTTGGCATCGTCGCCAGTGGATGACAGCGCGGCCACGTCGGGCACGTTGACGTGGTAGAAACCACCGTTGGACTCGTATTCCTTGAACAGTGACGCGGTGAGTAGGAACTCGTCCCACTGGTCAGACGTGGACGGCGCTTCCATGAGCTGATTGATGAAACCGGACAGCCCGTTCGGGTCCAAAAACGCACGCTTCAAGAGATCATCGTTGACGGTGACCTTGTAGAAATCCTGTCGGTTGATCGTGTGGAAGTTGACCTGGACCTCTGGACGTTCGCGCCCGAACAGGGTGGCTTCCATGTAGTCACGGTCAGGGTCGTAACCGTGCGCTTCCAGCAGCCCGACCTGTATTTCTTCGATGGTGTTGCCGTAGGACAACATGCCGCGCTTGA